CCACCACGGGCAAGGCACCATCCCACTCCCCGACCGTTATGACGCCTTCGCCCAACGCTGCGCTAACTTTGTATCGGCCTCTAGTGGCTGCGGCCATTGGATCATTGGCAATGAACCCAACCTGGCGGGCGAGCGTCCCCAGGGCGTCGCCATCACGCCCTACCAGTACGCCAGATGTTTTGCCAAGTGCCGCGCTCAAATTAAGCAGCGCGGCACGCAGCACCGAGTTCTTCCCGCAGCGGTCGCTCCCTACAACGTGGACACCGGCTGGTGCGTCGATTACTGCGAGGAGATGCTTGACGAGATTGCCGGGAGCCCTCTGGGCGCAAGCGGTGACGCAGGCGCGGACGGTCTGTCCCTGCACACCTACTCCCGCGGCGGCGACCCAAACTCCATCACCTCCGACGCCAAGATGGATGCGCCCTACAACGCTTTCTACAACGGCTTCCGCGCCTATCGTGACTTCCTGGCGGTTGTCCCCGCAGTCATGCGCGCCTTGCCCGTCTACATCACCGAAACCGACCAGATCGATCCATGGATCGACGCCAACAGCGGCTGGGTGCGCGCTGCCTATGCAGAGATCAATGCGTGGAACCGCGCCCAGGGGGCACCCGGTGGACAGCCAATCTACTGCCTTGCCCTCTACCGTTGGGAGAACTATGACCAATGGGGCTTCAAAGACAAGCATGGGGTCGTTGACGACTTCCGCGCGTCGCTGGCCTATGACTACCAAGCGAACCCTACACCACCCATTCCTCAACCAGAGCCGCCACCGTTAGGCGGCGGCTCTGGGGAGGGGGACTATATCCTCGACTGGGATGCGCGCCTGAATGAGCGCGGGACGGCATTGACGGTAACAGAGCCTGGGCCAGATGGTGTCGCTTGGCACGTCATCATCGGCGAGTGGTTTGATGAGCAGCAGGCGCAGGGGCGAACGAATTGTTTTATCACCGTCATGGATGAGGACGGCAATCTGCTGATGGGCGTGCCGGTGACGTGGTTTTGGCAGAGCGGCGAAGAGACGAAAGTAACAGAGCGCAAGCACGACAGTTGGCTGGGCCACGATTACAGCCTTGACTTTTCGATGTATGAGGTGGCTCCCGCCTATGGGGTGCGAATCGCCAATGGCACCCAGGGGGTTCCCGCGTCGGACGTGTTGTGGGGCTTGGGCTTAGGCAGCATCGAGCAGCCACAGTACAAGATTCACACCGCCTACAGCTTCACCTTCCAGCGCATGAGCGGCGGCTCACCGCCACAGCCGCCTGGGCCTGAACCAACGGAGGTACGTGAGGGCTACGTCATCGCCCAAGCGGGGCTGAATGTGCGCTCCGGGCCAGGAACCAACTACCCCGTCATCGGCACACTCGACTACGGCTCAAGCGTCCTGGTTGACAAGAGAGAGGCAGGCTGGTTGCATCAGCCTCCGGGCTGGATGAGCGGCGAGTATGTGAGCGAGGACAAGCCGCAGCCCCCTGGGCCTGGGCCGACGCCCTTGCCACCACCGCCACCCGCACCGACCACGGGCATCCTTGACCCGCTGGCTGCGGAGGCGGTCTATGAAGTCGAGTCGGGCAGCAGGGGCTATGGCAGCGACGGCAAAGTGCTGATCCGCTTTGAGGCGCATTTGTTTGAGCGCAACCTGAACGATGCGGCAGCTTTCGCAAAATACTTCCGCTATGGCGACCCGCCCTGGACAGGTCAGCAGTACCGGCAGACGCCGCAGTCGGCGTGGCAGGACATTCACACCGGCCAGCAAGCCGATGAGTACAACGCGCTTGCGATTGCCCGCAGCCTGAACGACACCGCCGCTTTTCTGAGTATCTCAATGGGCGCGCCGCAAATCCTGGGCAGCAACTGTACGCGCATCGGCTATCCACATGTGCAGGCGATGTTCGCCTCCTTCCAACGCAGCTATGCGGCGCAGGTGACGGGCTTTTTCAACTATTGTTTGAGCGACGAGGCATTGGCGACCGCCATCAATGCTCACGATTGGGCGACCGTGGCCCTAAAATATAATGGCCCAGGGCAAGTGGAAATGTACAGCAAGCTGATGGCCGACACCTATGCGCGGCTGGTGAAAGAGTCGGCGGTGGTGGTGATTGTGGTAGAAACATCATGAGCAGCGACCACATGCAGCAAGTCACACTCAACGAGGTCATTTTGAGCGCGGCACTGGAACGTATTGAGCAGAAGCTCGACCTGCTCGACCGTAAGATCGAACAGGTGCGCTTGCAACAGATCATCATCGAAACAGAACTGCTCAGGCAGGGGCAAGAGAAAGAGGAACCCTTCTGATGGATAGGATCGTGACAATCTTGGGAATCATCCTGGCGGTCTTGGCCGCCGTTTTTTCGCTGGCCTCATTGGTAACGGCCTTTGTGCCGCTAATGCTGGCCGCAGCGGTGGTCTTGGTCGGGGTGGGTGTGGTCACGGGGCGCTAGGGAATGTGGCGCGCCAATATGCACCTGAAGTCAAAGCGGCTGTTTTGGCAGCCTTACTGGCCGGTCAATCTGTCAGCGCCATAGCCCGTGAGCACAATGTGCCGCGGACAACCATCCTTGGCTGGAAACAGCGCCAAACGGATCCTGTTTTTTTAGCTGTCGAATCTGTCGCGACACCTAAAAAAACAGACCTCATTCCCGATCTCGTACTCGATCTCATGATTGCGCGCTTGCAAAGCCAAATTGCCTTAGCCAAACACGTCAGCGATCCGCAATGGCTCAAGAACCAGAGTGCAGATGAGATTGCCATTCTTGTCGGTGTACAAGACGACAAGCTCTACCGTTTACTGGAGGCATTAGATCGTGCTCAATCTCGCAAGTCCACTGCCGGCAGTTGATACGGGCTTGATCTACGATGGAACGCAAACGCAAAATATCCCCGCCTTTGACGCTTGGCTTGGCGAAGTGACGCCAAGCTACAACTGGCATGTGCCCCATCTGCGCTATATCCGCGCTGCGCTCGACCAAGTGACCGCGGGCGTCATTGACCGGCTCATGATCTTTGCTCCACCACGGCATGGAAAGTCGCAACACGTAACCGTGCGTTATCCGGTCTGGCGTTTGTTGCGTGAGTCGGACTTGCCCATCATTCTTGCCAGCTACAACCAATTTCTCGCCAATCGTTTTAGCCGCCAAGCGCGCCGTATCGCCTCCCAACTCATTGCGCTCGACAACGAACGCAAAGCGGTGGAGGAGTGGCAGACGACGCAAGGCGGCGGGGTACGCGCCGTGGGTGTCGGCGCGGGGGTGACAGGAACCGGCGCCAAATTGATTGTTGTAGATGATGTGATCAAGAGCCGTGAAGAGGCGGAGAGCGCCGCCTACCGCGAGCGCGTCTGGGAATGGTACACCGACGATCTGTTCACGCGCCGCGAACCGGGCTGCGCCATCATCCTGCAAAATACCCGTTGGCATCAGGATGATCTCGCTGGTCGCATCTTGGCGTCGGCGGATGGCCCCAACTGGACGGTCATCAACCTGCCGGCGCTGGCCGAGGAGGACGATCCGCTTGGGCGCAGTGAAGGCGCGGCCTTGTGGCCCGAACGCTATGATGAATCTACCTTGGCTGAGATTGCCACGGTGCTGGGCAGCTATGCGTTCCATGCGCTCTACCAGGGCCATCCAACGCCCGCCGAGGGCGGCCTCTTCAAGCGTGAGTGGTTTGAGGTGGTGGGGGCGGCGCCCGTCACGGCGCAGCGTGTGCGCTATTGGGACAAAGCCGGCAGCGAGGGCAGCGGTGACTTTTCCTGTGGCGTCAAGATGGTGCGCGACAGCGATGGACGTTTTTACATCGAGGATGTGGTGCGCGGTCAGTGGTCTGCCTTGTCACGCGAGCGCATTATGCAGCAGACAGCGCAGATGGATGGCACGCTGGTGAGCATCGGTATTGAGCAGGAGCCGGGCAGTGGCGGCCTGGAGAGCGCGCAGAACTCGCTGCGCAATCTGGCGGGATGGCGCGTCTATGCCGAGAAGGTAACGGGGGAGAAGCAGGTGCGCGCCATGCCCTTTGCCGCCCAATGTGAGGCGCGCAATGTCAAGTTGGTGCGTGGTGCGTGGAACGCCGCCTATTTGGAGGAGCTATGCAGCTTTCCCTTTGGCCGCCACGATGATCAGGTGGACGCGTCGAGCGGCGCCTTTATGCGCCTGGCGCTGCCGCGGGGGGCGTCGATGGCATGGGACGAATAAAAGCGATGCCACCGCTGCCCAATGACCCGCAATGGCGTAACCTGCGCGACGACAAGGGTCGTCTCTACGGACGTGTCAACCCAACGAAGTTGCTGTTGGAGATTCGCAGCCGGCAGCGCATGGTGACCTTTGATCTCAAGGAATACTTGCCACCTAGACAACCCGAAAAAAAAGAGTAAAATAGAAGCAATTTCATCACCTTAGAGCGCACGACGCCCACGAGCCAGCAATGGCCGCTGGGCGTTTTTTCATTTTTTTTCTTTGCTGGCAGCCCCCTTGGCTGCATCGAATGTCACGCAAACTTGCGTGACGTGAACGCATGTCACGCAAACTTGCGTGACGTGAACGCATGTCACGCAAACTTGCGTGACGTGAAAATAGGCCACTCGCCAATGAACCGCCTAACCCTTTTTGACGGGGCCACGATCAAATCCAAAGATCTCAGTATGTGGAGCGCTGAGGAGTGGCACAGCGTCTTTGGCGCCTACTTCGGCAGCGATGAGCAGACGCCGCGCCGCCTCTACGGCGCGGTGGGCTGGCTCTATGCGTGTGTCAACCTGCGTGCCGACCGCGTGGCCTCGATGCCGTGGGCGATCTTCCAGGGCAAGCGGCAGGTGCTCAGCGATGAGGAGGAGTTGAGCGCCTACCCGTTTATGGACAACTTTGGCGAGCTGCTGGAATTGACCGAGGCGGCGCTTTGCCTATGCGGTTATGCCTACTGGTTCAAGGCGCGCAACGCCCGCAACATGCCGCTGGGTCTACGCTGGTTTGCGCCCGACAGCGTCGAGCCGCTCTATGATGCCGAAGTCGGCATCCGCGCTTTCCGCCGCTTTATCACGGGCCATGTGGGTGGGGCCCCATCCAGCGCGGCCAATACCCTCTACACGCCCGACGACATCATCTATTTTCGCCTGCCCAACGCCCTCAGCGAGTTGGAGCCGGGCATCCCTCCGGTACAGGCGGCGTGCGCCGATGCCGCGGTGCTGGATCACATGAACGATTTTGCCGGCGCTTTTTTTGCGCGCGGTGCGATCAAAGCGACGGTGCTTTCGGTTGACCCGGAAACGATGGACGACCAGTTACAGAAGATCGAGGCGTGGTGGAAACGTTTCTTTAGCGGCGTCAAAAAGGCATGGTCATCGGCGGCGATCCGCGGCAAGCTGGAGGCGGTGGTGGTGGGCGAGGGGCTGGAGTCGCTGACCAACAACGATCTGACGCTGGAGCGCCGCCAGTCGATTGCCACGGCCTTGGGCGTGCCCCACAGCATTGTCGCCGCCGATGCCGCCAACTATGCCACGGCGCAGCAGGATGAGATCAACTTTTTGACCAACTGCATCATCCCCGAAAGCAGATTGATCCAGCGCACGCTCAACCGCCAGTTGTTTGCGCCGGTGGGCTTGCGTTTGGAGTTTCAGCCCGAACGCCTCTCGGCGATGCAGGAGGATGAGGAGCAGCGCGCCGCCGCCTATAGCCTCTATGTCAACGCCAAGGTCAAGCCATCGATTGCCGCCCAACTGGTGGGGCTGAATCTGCCCGACGGCGTGACGCCGGAGATGCTGGACGAGCCATTGGCGCAGGAGCAGGAGTTGCAGCGGCAGCAGAATGAGGCGCAAATGGCGCGCCGGCAGCCACCGCAGCCCGCCCAACTGCCGGCCCCATCCGGCTACGAAGAGCACCAGCGTGAGCAGGAGGTGCGCCGTTTGCAGCGCTGGGCCAAGGGCAAGAAGGAGCCGGACGTAGACCGTTTTGCCAGCCGCATCCTCACGCGTGAGCAAAAGGTGGCGGCGCTGGTCGAGATCGACATGGTGCCGAGCGTGATGGTCGCGCGTGATCTATGGGGTGAGAGGGAGGACGCGGGCGCGGACGATGCGCCCTTTCCACTTCCCTATCCCTGAGCAAATCAACCTGGATTGGTTCAAGGCCCTGCTCTTGCGGCTAGACCCGGATGATGATGAGGCGGAGCAGCAGATCCGCCAGCAGATCGAGAAGCAGATGGAACGCCAGTTAGCCAAAGCCTTTGACGAGCAACTGCATACGCTCTTACCCGACGGGGCGAGCGACGAGGTGATCCGCGCCGCACCGCACCAGGTGACGGCCACCAGCGAGCCGGTGCGTGAGGCCTTGCGCCGCAATTTGGAGAGCGGCAGTAGCCTGGGCGTGACGGTAGCGCTCGATACGTTGGAGCAGATCGGCTATGGCTTTGAGTGGACACTCGCCCATGCCCACGCCGCACGCTGGGCCAGCCAGTACAGCTATGAACTGGTGCAGGGCATCAACACGACCACGCAGGCACGCTTGCAGCAGGCGGTCGATGATTGGTTCAAAGAGCGCACCACGCTGCCCGATCTGGTCAAGGAATTGGAGCCGACTTTTGGCCGCAGGCGGGCGCGCCTGATTGCGCAGACGGAAACGACGCGGGCGGCGGCGGAAGGATCGACCCTCGGTTATGAGGAGAGCGGCGTGGTCGAGGAGATGCAATGGGCTACCGTCAGAGACGAGCGCGTATGTCCAACCTGTGGGCCGTTGCATGGGCAGCGTGCGCCCTTGCGGGGAACGTTTGCCGGCGGATATAGACTGCCCGCCCATCCTGGATGCCGTTGCTTTGCGCGGCCTGTGGTGGAGGAGCCGGGGAGCCGGGGAGCCGGGGAGCCCTCTGGGCCCAGTGGGTTCCCGGCCCAGTGGGTTCCCGGCCCAGAGGGTTCCCGTGTCGATTGAGGTGCGCGGCCTTGAGCAGCTCTACCGCAAATTGGGCGCGGCTGCCGCCGTCAAGACCTTAGAGCCGCCGATGCAGCGCGGGGTCTTGCGCGTGCAGCGTTTTATGCAGGAATACCCGCCATCGCCGGCGCGCAGCGAGTACGTAAGAACCGGCATACTGGGCAGGCGCTGGATGGTCAAAGTGAGCAGTTCAAACGCGGGCGTTGTCGGCAAAGTGGGGTCAAATGTTCCCTATGTGCCCTTTGTGCAGAGCTATCTGTATCAAACCAGAGCGCATCGAGCCACAGGCTGGCACACCGATTTGCAGGCGGTACGCCAGCAGGAGCCGGTGATTTTGCGTGACTTCCAGAGCGCCGTCGACCGCGCCCTGGCGAGTTAGGAGGTAACTGTGGAGAGAGAACAAAACACCGTCGTCCACATCAAGGCGCTGACCGCCGACAAAGCCACCGTCGCCGGCTACGGCGTCATCTTTGGCGGCGCCGATTTGGAGGGCGAATCGTTTGGCCCTGAGACCGACTTTATGCTCGACCTGGCGCCGACCAAGCTGGTGCTCTATGACCACAGTTTGGGCGAGGTCAAGCATGTGATCGGCAAGACCAGCCTGGTCGAGGCGGACGACTACGGGCTGTGGGTGGAGGCCGAACTCGACCGCAGCAAATCCTATGTCAACATGGTCTTGCGCCTGGTCGAACAGGGCGCCTTGGGCTGGAGCAGCGGCAGCGTCGGCCATCTGACGCGGCGTGAGGGCAAGAGCATCACGCAGTGGCCGATTGTCGAGTTGTCATTGACGCCCACCCCAGCCGAGCCGCGCACATTGGGCGTGGAACTGATTAAGTCATTATCTGCGGCAGACCCTGCTTACCTGTCGTTCTTGCCGGAGGCGGACAGCAAAACCGCGGTGCAAGGCGAGGAGCCAGAGAAACCCGCTTTGCATCGGCAAGAAATTCAAGAGGAGACACCTATGGCAGAAGTAACAGAAGTCGTCGAAGAGACGACCCAACCCGATGTCAACGCCATGGTCAAGAGCGCCGTGGCCGAAGCCTTTGCTCCGGTGCAGGAATGGCTCGACAAGCAGCCCCTCAAGACGGCGGACATCGCCATTCCCATGGTCAACAAGGCGACCAAGCTGGGCGATGACGCCACCAAAGCCTATGTGCATTGGCTGCGCACCGGCGACGACGGCGGCATCAAACACCTCAAGGCATCGAACGATACCGATCTGAATATCGGCACGCCCGCCGACGGCGGCTATGCGGTGCCGGTGGGCCACTACCAGGGCATCATCGCCAAGTTGCGCGAATCGGCGCTCTACCCGGCTTTGGGGGTGAGGATGATCCCCGGCAAGGGGACGACGGTCAATGTGCCCATCGAGGGCGCCAGGGACGGCGCCTTTGTCGCCACCAACGAGGCAGCGACCACCGACCGCGATGCGCCCGTGCTGGCGCAGGCGCCGATGACGCTGGTCAAGTACACCAAGCGCATCGAACTCAGTTGGGAGCTGATGGAGGATGAGGACAGCGCCATCATGTCCTTTCTCTCGAGCTGGGTGGGCGAGGGCATGGCGGCCACCCACAATACGCTGCTCGTCACCGAAGCGTTGGCGGCGGGTACGCTGGGCGCGGCGTGGACCGGCGGCGCCACGCCGATCAGCGCCGATGACATTCCTGAACTGGTCTATGCCTTGCCGAGTGGTTATGAAAGCGGCGCCGCCTGGGTGATGCGCAAGGCGGTCGAGGGCAACATCCGCGGCAAAACGGGCAATAACTTCCAGTTTGTGCCGACCGCGCCCGATGGCGAAGGCGCGCTCAGCCGCCGCGAACTCTTTGGCTATCCGCTCTACAACAGTGCAGCGATGCCTGCCTTGGGCGCCAGCAATAAGGTGGCGCTCTTTGGCAACTTCCGCTATATGGGCATGCGCCTGGCGCCTGACATTACCTTTATCCGCGACCCCTACAGCGCCGCCATCACCGGGCAGCTGCGGCTGCATTACTACTTCCGCACCTGTTACAAAATTCTCCAATCGGAGGCCGTGTTGTACGCCCAGCAAGGCACCTAATTCACGCCACTCAAGCTTGAGTGGCATCTAATTCACGCCACTCAAGCTTGAGTGGCATCTAATTCACGCCACTCAAGCTTGAGTGGCATCTAAATTTTGGAGCCGCCATGAATGACCGGTTGCACCTGCTGCTCTACACGCCGACCTATGACAACCTCCTGCGTGCCGCAACGGTGAGCAGCATCGTAGCGCAGGAGACGAAACATTGGATCGTTTGGGAGATCGGCAGGTGCAACCCCTACCCAGGGCGGGATATGCGCAACGTGCTGGCGCAGTATAACTATGGGCGTGAGCTGTGTCTATCCGGCCCCTATGACGCCATGGTGACGGTCGAACATGACATGGTGCTGCCGGCGCACGCCGTCGAATTTTTGTGCGCGGCGCCGGCGCCGGTGGTCTATGCCACCTATCTGCTGCGCCACAGCGACCCGCGTCTCAATGCCTGGCAGTACATTGGCGAGCGCGGGCTGGGGATGAGCCTGGATCGCTATCCGGCCGAGCTGCGGGCGCTGACGCGGCTGGGCGTGGGGCGGGTGTCGGGGGTGGGCTTTGGCTGCACGCTGCTGCGCCGTCAAGTTTTGGAGCAGATTCCCTTTCGCAGCGACCCGGCGGGTCATGCACCCGATATGCCCTTTGCCTTGGACTGCGTGCGCCAGGGAGTGACCCAGTTGGCGCGCTTTGATGTGCGCTGCGGCCATCTACATTTTCCCCCAAATCTCTCACACTTGAGAGATTTGGGGGATCCGAACGAGGAGGTTATCTTGGAAATTGACAGCCACGGCCCAACCTGCAAAGTCAAGGTGCTGCAGCCGGTCAATGTGCTCTTGGACGGGGGCGGCGTGGCCTTGATGGCCGGTGACGAAGTGGAGCTGCCCAACCGGCTTGCCCAGCAACTGCTGGCGCTGGGCTATGTCGAGATTTTGGCGCAAGCCGTGGCCGCGCCGGCGGTGCCGAGAAAGAAACGATCATGACCGCGGGGCAGCCTTTCTTGCAGGTGCTCACCCGTTGCTATCGTCGCCCGCAGATGCTGATGACCAACATGGCCGGCCTGACGGCGCAGAGTGACCCGGATTGGGAGCAGACCTTGTTGGTCGATGGCGAAGGCAGAGGGATCGGTGCGGCACAGGCTGCGCTCGCCAACCTTGCACCCTATGTGCGCGGGCAGTACATCTGGATTGTGGATGACGACGATTGCTGTATCCGGCCTACGCTGGTGGCCGAATGCAAGGCCATCGCCGCCGAACATGAGCCTGACGTGATCATGGTGAGAATGGATCATGGGCCGCGGGGTATTCTGCCCGATGACGCCCATTGGCATAAGCCGCCGGTCTTGTCGTGGATTGGCTGTTCGGCCTACATTGTGCGGCGGGCGGTGTGGCAGCGCCATGCCCATGTCTTTACCTCGGCGACCTACAACAGCGACTTTGATTTTATTGCGGCCGTTTTTGCCAGTGATCCGGATCTGGATTGGCACGACGTTGTTGCTTCGGCGGTGCAACGCATTAGCTTGGGTAAAGACGTGAACGCGGAGATTGAGCATGGCCTACGCAACGCTTGAACAACTCAAAGCCTATTTGGATATTGCCGCGGCCAACACCGACGACGATGAATTGCTGACGATGGCGCTTGACAATGCCTCGGCGACGATTGATGTGCAGACGCACCGCACCTATGTCTCGGTCGCCGACGAAACGCATACCTTTGATGCGATCCGTGATGTGGAGGGTTTGCGCCTGTGGCTGCGGGGGGATTTGGCGCTGCTGACTGCGGTGACCAATGGCGACGGGCAAGTGCTACCGCCCGATGCGCTGGTGACCGAACCGGCCTTTGCCCCTTTCTATGCCTTGACGCTCAAACGCAACCGCGGGCTGGCGTGGACTTACGCCGGTGACCCAGAGCAGGCGATTGGCGTTTTGGGGCGCTGGGCCTACAGTGTGGCGCCGCCGGCGCCGATTGTGCAGGCGACGACACGTTTGGCGGCTTGGCTCTATCGCCAGCGTGAGAATGCCAACGACCTCGACCGCGCCATCATCGTCGGCAATGCCACGCTGACGCCAAGCCGCATTCCGGCGGATGTGCTGATGCTCTTGCGCCCGTACCGGAGATTGGTGATATGAGCCTGCCGCCTTTGGGTACGCTGATTGCTCTGTGTGCGGCGCTGCCGGTGGCTGGGGTCAAGACGGCCTTGGCCTATCGCCCGCGCCTGGTCAATGCCAGCCAGTTGCCGCTGCTCTATGTGCGGCTGCCTGCGCCGGCGCGGAGCACCCTCACGTTGACCTATGGGCAGGGCCTACGGACGGCGACGCTGGAGGTGGTGATCTGGTCGGAGTTTCTCAATCTGAATGGGCAGGCGTGCAACGATGCGCTGACGGTGCAGTTGATCGACAACCTCTCTGCGGCCATCGAGCAGAATGCCCAGAAATTATGGCTGGACAGCTATACGATCACAACCGATGAGGACACGATTGGCGATGGCGCAGCGCCGGTGCAGGCGATCCTGGCGACGATGGAGGTGAGCGGGTAATGGCAATCAAAGGCACGCTGGCGAGACTGTTGGTCGATGAGTGGGATTTGTCGTGTGAGACGGCGGAGATTGCCGTCACCACTGCCATCTCGGAGGAAGATTGCACGACGCTGTGTGCGACGGCGGCGGAGTATACGCCGGTCTTGCCCAGCATCTCGATCGAGCAGAATGGCTATATGAACCAGGTCGACGAGGAGGGTTCATTTGAGAAGGAACTCTATGACCGTCTGGGCGTGGAGGGTTGCTTTGTGGCGGCGGCCTTTGGCATCGACGAGGTAGATTGCCCGGTCTATGTGTTGGACAGCACCTTTGGGGCGTCGATGGAGATCCAGGCCCCGGCCACGGGCATCATCACGCTCAACGGCTCGTGGGGACAGGGCCAAGGCGGTCATCGTGGCTACCGGCTGCATAGCGGTGAGGTGGCGGCCACCGGCCCGCTGGCGGGCGTCGATTTTGGCGTGGCGGGGACGGTAGGCGGCGAAGGTTATCTTTTTGTGCATAGCATCACGGGGACGGCGCTGGAGGCGACGATTGCCCTCCAAAGCGCCACCACGCAGGGCGGCACCTATAGCAATCTGGCAACCTTTACCGTTTCTGCGCCTGGGGCCTACAAGGTGAGTTGGGCAGGAGCAAGCAATCGCTGGCTGCGCGCCAGTGTCACGAACTTAGGCGGGGCGACCGCTATCGAGTTTAGCCTCGTCGCCTGTGTGCGCGGGGTGACAGAATAAGCAAGGAGGAATCATGGCCTTAAAAGGCGCGGGGAACAGTACGGTAACGTACAACTCGCAGAATATCTCGCAGTACATCAACACCAATGATTTGACCAACACGATTGCCGAGTTGGAGGCGACGGTGTTGACGAGTACGGCGGAGGAGAGCATCGCCGGTTTGGGCAGCTACCAGTTGCAACTGGAGGGGGATTGGAGCAAGGCGCTCGACGATATTTTGGGGCCGGATAGTTTGACGGGAGCCAAACGCACAGTCGTGCTGACCTTTGGGCCTGCGGGGCAGTTGGTCACGTACACCTGGACGAACAACGGCTTTTTGACGGCCTACAACATCAACACGGCGGCGACGGAGAAGATTGCATTTTCGGCGACGCTGCGCCTCAACAATGCGCCGGCAAGGGCATGATCATGCGCTACGATTGCGATGATCCCGCTTTCGTGGGCGACTATGTGGAGTTGAGCGATAGCTGGAGCCGCGCGCAGGTGCGAGCGATCTGGGCGTCGATACCCGATCGTGTTAACGATAGCCGCGCAAGCTTGCGCGGCGTGAATGAGGAGAACAGTAACGCCGAGGATGCGTTTTTGGCCTGCCTGCGCCCAAAAGTACTGAGTGTGCATTTGACCTGTGTTGATGCCGAGGCGATTACCTCAGCCTCCGACCTGACGCCGGCGCGCACCTTGCAGATGGACACGCGCCTCTATACGTGGTTTAGCACGGTGTGGGTGCGCCATCTGTCGGCGTTGGCAGACCTGGGAAACGCCTTAGGGCGGAAGTTATTCGTTACGTCAGGTATACCAGTAGCGATGACGGAACCCGCCCTAGAGAGCCAGAACCACTCTTAGACAGCGCGTTATTAGCGATGTTCCCAGGCAGAACCCTAGAAGAACTGGATGAGATGGACATCAACCGGTTGCATCGCGCTCTTTTGGCTCGCCGGATGGAGGCAGTTGAGCAGAAACGCAGACGATTCCTGGGGGGCAAGATCAAGCCAGGGGAAATTGACGCCGACGAGTGGCGGCTGATTACGCAGATGGATGCGTGGGCGGCTATCCCGGAAAAGTAACGCGCGCGCGAATCGTCTTGTACAGTTCGTGGTCTTCATTTTCCAACATAAAGATATAGCCAGGAAGTTGGAGGGTTAAGGGAAATTGATAAGGCGCGGCGAGCGCAGCACGAATGGGTTCAGCATCCAAGCCATGCGCCTCAATCACGCCAATCATGGCGTCGGTCGCCCGAAGAAGGGTGGTCGCCTCTTCTGTGCCGTCGAAAGCCATGTTCCATGCCAGCACGCTGTCAGGATCAAGATCAATGACCATCTCTGATCCAGGGGCCTCATAGCGCTTACTGCCATCACGAACATCAACCACGAATTCATAATGATGGGCGGTCAGCCACTCAAGAAAGAGTCCGTCGGGATCGGGGAGCGGCGTGGGTGTCACGGTGGGCAGCGCAACCGTTGGCAGCGGCGTCGGCAATGGCGTCGGCACCGAGGTGGAACGGCTGGACGCTTCAAGTTCGGAGATGTTGGCGGCGATGGTCGAATGCCACACAGGCTTTGCCCAGGGGGCTCCCAGCGTGGATGATGAGGGGACTCTACCGCTACATGAGGCAATTTTGTATTTTCCGAAGGATTGTGTCTGAAAGAGCAGCACGCCATCGACGTAGATTTCGCAGATGATCGGCGAATGGGTGTCATCGTTCTGCACACTCAGATACAAAAAATCGCCACTTTGCGCTGTACGCGTGGCGACTTCCGCTGTCTTGGCATGGTGGCAGATGCCGACGGTTCTTTGGGCGCTGCCATGTTCCATTTCGAAGGTGGCTTCGATAGCCTGACAACCATAATCGCCAGTCGTAACTTTGTAGAGAACCGAGTGCGTTTTGGGCACCGAAAATCGAGTAACCGAAGGTGTCGAACGATCAGTGGGTTTTGCTGGATTGCGCGGCGCTGAGGAAACGGCACCGGCTATCTGGGTAGGCGACGGCTCGCTGGCGCGGTTGAGGCTGATCAGAATAACAAAAGCGACAAAAACGACAGTCAGAGCGATGGTAAAAGCTTTCACGTCAATTTCCTTAACAGAAAAAAAACTCCTGCCGATAATCCGGTGCAGCTTGTCTAGGGCGCACGGCTACCAGCAGGAGAAAAATACCATAACAAAGAACCGCTTTGCGGTCAAAGTTGCCTTTTTTTCGAGCAAGCAGGCTCAGAAAAAAAGGAGAAATAGCGCCCTAGACGCCGAGCAGCATACCCTATTTTTTGACGCTGCGATCTGTCTATATGCTGACAACTTGAGGTGAGCCGTGGCTTCCGCCACCAGCAAACTCGACATCCTGATCAACGCCAAAAACAACGCCTCCGGTGTTCTCAGGCAGATTGGCGCTGAGGCGCAGGGTTTGGATCAAGCCTTTGGCAACCTCGGCAAAGCATTGGCAGGGGGTGCGATTGCGGCCGGCATTGTCCAGATTGGGCAAGCGGCTGTTGATCTCGCCAGAGGCGGCGCTGAGGTCGAACGGCTGGGCGCTTCCTTTGAGACGCTGGCCACCCAAGCCGGTGACTCAAGCGATGAAATGCTTTCGGCAATGGATGAGGCGGCGCGCGGTACGATCGCGAATCGTGACCTGATGCTGGCCGCCAACCGTGCGATGCTCTTGGGGGTGGCGGACTCAGCCGATGAGATGGCGCAGCTGCTGGAAGTGGCGGGGGCGCGCGCCAAGGCGATGGGGCTGACCACGGCGGAGGCCTTTAGCGATATTGTGACGGGGATCGGGCGGCTGTCGCCGATGATCCTGGACAACTTGGGCATTGTCGTCGATGCCGCAGCGGCGAATGAGGCCTATGCCGCCAGCGTGGGCAAAAGCGTGGAGGAGTTGAGCGAGCAGGAGCAAAAGCAGGCGCTGGTCAACCAGGTGATCGCCAACAGCACGGCGCTGCTTGATGCCCAAGCGGGGGCAGGCGATGATGCGGCGAGCAACTTTGAGCGCATGGATGCGTCAATCCAAAACGCCAAAGACGCCTTGGGCGAACTCTTCAGCCCAGCGATGGCGATCATTGCCCAAGACATCGCCAACGCCGCCGAAGCCGCGGTCAACAGCATGGAAAACCTGGCGAAAGATCGGCCGGGGGACTGGCTGGGCCTGATTGAACTCACCGAACAAGCCAAAATGGCAGACGCCAGCGCCAAAATGGTCGCCGAGGATTTTGGCGTCGTCAGCATGACCGCCGAACAGGCACGCGCGGCGGTGCAGGCGACCGCCGCGGCCGCGGCGGCAGCGGGCAGATCCTTCAGTGGCGCGGGGCCATACGTAGACTACTTCACGCAAAAGCTGGCGGCGCTTAAAGCACAGTCGGATGCCACCACAGCGGCGCTCAACGCCATCCGCAGCAGCGCCATGAGTGCGCTCGACAGCGCGGCGCGGGCCGCGGTGGGGGTGATGGGAGCATCGGCAGTGGCGCGCATTTATGGGCCACAGAAGGAGCGTCTTGATGCTCAGATTAAGGCGCTAAACACCTATGGGCGCGACGCCGATTGGGCGAAATTCAAAATTGAAGAGTTGGCAACGGCGGCGTCACGGCCCTTCGATCTTGCCGTCGAGGCGGCGCGCGAGGCGGAGAAACAGAACACGGCGGTCGGGGCCAGTGTGGCCTCACTCAGCCAGGAATATGAAAACTTGCAAAGCAAAGTTTCGAGCGTGCTCAGCGGCGCCTTGGATGTGGGCGTGGGTGTAGACCCGCAGAAAATCCTGGAGAGCATGGGCTTTCCGCGTGAGGATGCCATCAACGAGAATGCGCGGCGCTTGGCGGATATTGCCGCCCACGGCCTCAAAGACCAAAGCTGGCTGGCCGAATTTCAGCGTGAAGTGCCCGACATTTGGCGGATGCTGCGCGTGGCGCAGAACCCGCAGGAAGAGGCGGCGCGGCTGCTGAAAGATTTCCAAGATGGGCTGTTGACATCGCCCATCGACAAGGAGATGGCGAAGGAGATTGTCAGACGCCAAATCCTGGGCGAGCAGAACATGGCTTCGCTTGCGCATGAGATCGCCGGCGAACTGGCGAGCGAGATGGGGGTGCCGTTGCAGCAGGCGCTGGCGGCGACGCAGAGCACGATGGGGGGCGGTGGTTTGGGCACGGAGGCGGCGCGCCAGTTCAGTGACTCGGCAGCACTGGGCTTAGAAGAGAGTGGCGGCGGCGGCGCGTTTGTCGATACCTTTGTCGAGCAGATGCGCGCCCGCTATAGTTTATTGCAGGTGGCGGGACAGGATGCGGGCAAGGCGTGGGGCAGCGCCTTTTTGGCGGTGGTGGGGGAGAATGTGCCACCCGCCTTGATTGACATTCTCGTCACTTTAACCACGCCGGGTGTAATGGCGAAATTCGCACAGCAGGGGACAATGCAGGGGGCGGTGCCCTAGTTGACTTTTTTCTGGAGAAAACGATGGCCGTTGCGACAATTCCTGTTTTGGGCGCGGTGACCTTACCGCCGCCCAAAGAGCAAAATTATACGCGGCTCTATCGGGGCGGTACGCTTGCCATGGCCGATGGCTCGCTTGTCCACGATTTAGTTGATGCCACCGCGCGCCACCAGTTTCGCCTGCGCTGGGAATTTCTCACCAACACGCAACTGAATACGGTTGTCTCCGCCTGGGACGCCATCAAAAACACGACGGCGGTCTATCTGTCGATCCGTGGCACCAACCATACAGTGACGCGGCCTGAGGATGGCGAATTGGCGGTGACGCCGGTGGTGACGGCGGGCGGCGATGTCAAGTTCCATGTGAGCATGGAGCTAGTTGAGGTTAGCCCATAATGCCCCGCGTGATTAAAACTGACCTCAATATCGCTTGGGGGCTGGATCAGAATTATGTGGATGAGTCGGCGCGGCTGGTGGCGGCCAGTGGCAGCGTGCGGCTGGCGGCGCCGGAGAGCGGCATCAGTAGCCCGCGCGGGACGACCGACCCATGTACCTTGACCTTGGACAACCGTGATGGGCGGTATAGCCCGCTCAATACGAGCAGCCCGCTCTATAACCAGATTCGCGAAGGAGGGGCGTACCATGCGCCGATGGTGCTGCGGGTGTCGGTGGACGATGGGGCCAGCTATAGCCGTGTCTTTACGGGCGTGATCAAAATCCCGCGTGAGGGGCCGCCCTATCCGGGTACGGCGGGCACGGTGCAGATCGATTGCCGCAGCCGTGATGAGATTTTGCTCAACAAGCGCTTGAGTACGCCGCTTACGACCTTTCGCAGCCTGCACGACCAGGGGGCGACCGAGACGCAGATCATGGAGAGCTTTTTAGGGGCGGCGGGGCTGTCGGGGGGTGACTATGTGCTCGATCCTGGGCTGTTTGTGGTGCCGTGGGCGTGGTTGGATGATGAGTCGCCGGTGGAGGATATTTGGCAACTGGCGGCGGCCTGTGGCGGGCGTTTTTACTGCGACCAGGACGGGATGTTTCGCTATGAGAATATGACGCATTGGCTGTTGCCGCCGCATGATACCAGCCAAGAGGCGCTCGACATGAGCGGCTACGGGCAGATGGAGGGGCCGGTCTACAACGACCGTGAACTCTTTAGCGGGGTGACGGTGGTGGCGTCGCCGCGTGACCTCTTGGAAAAAGGCACACTGTGGGCGGCGGATGAGGTGGTGGTGGTGCCCGCTGGAGGCACCACCACCGTGGTTGCCAAATTGCGCCAACCGGCCTACGCCTTTGATGCGCCCAGCTACACGGCAGTCACAGGCGGCAGCCGCAACATGGACAGCAGCATCAGCATCGCCGCCAATTATTTTGCCCAGCGCGTGGAGTTGACGGTCAGCAACAGCAACCCGACCTTATCTGCCAATTTGGTGGCGCTTGAGTTGGTGGGCGTGCCGGTGAGCGGTGGGCCGAGCCAGGAGGAGACGCGGGAGAGCAGCCATGCCTTTTGGAACAATTACAGCGTGGCGCGGCCTGGGCGCAACCGGCTTCTGCGCAGCAATCCCTATATCCAGACGGCGGCGCAAGCGAGCACGTTGGCCGAATTTTTGCGCGACCGCTACCAACTGCCGCGCTTGACCTGGCGGCTGCGCAATGTGCCAGGTGATCCCTTTCGGCGGCTGGGCGACCGGGTGACGGTGGGCAATGTGCAGGCGATGAGCAGCTCTCGAGAAGCCTTCATTACGGCCATCGACTGGCGGCTGAGTGAACGGGGTTTTGTGCAGGATTTGGAGCTATTGGATGCGACGGGCCTCTATGCCTATGACGATTACTTTTTTGTGGGGACAAATCGGCTGGGCAGTGGCGCGGGCGCCGACAATGCGCGGATTTTTTATTAGAAGGGATTCGCGATGCCCTATACGCCGGTACCGACGCGCGCCGACGGCGACATTTTGACCGCTTCTTACCTCAATCTGTTGGCGGCCAACCAGGAGTTTTTATACGGGTTGGCGCAATCTGCCAACATCCCCTTCAATTCCTTTAGCGCGTCGCTCTCGACGATGACATCCGCCGATGCCACCTGGTATATCCGCCACCGGCTGCCCTTTTTTCATTGGAAGGTGACGACGGCGGATGCCAGCGGCAATGATTCCTTGCGCGTCTTTTATAACGGCGTCAAGATCGCCGGTTACAGCGACCCGCCCGGAAGTGTCAGTGGCGTCTATGATCTACGCAGTTGGGCGGGGCTGCCCAATTTGCAGGGGGCGTGGGCAACGGCGACGAGCTATGATGCCGACAACAACGGCGACGGCGATGTGGTGACGCAAAGCGGCCAGTATTATCGCTGCAAGCAAAACCATACCTCGGCAGCGAGCAACCAGCCGGGGGTGGGGGCGAGTTGGACGACCTATTGGGAGTTGCTGACGCTGCCGGGGGTGGGGACGATGTGCGTGGCGTGGATCACCTTTGCCAAGTCGCCCGCCGCTACGATTACGGTAAATTATTTGTTGGAGACGGACAGTGTAACGTTATAGCTGCTAGCAGCTAGTTCACGGAGTGAACTATGCCTTATACGCCACCTGAACACTGGAGCCACGGCGACTATCCGACCGCCGCCAAGATCAACAAGTACAAAGATGGCCTGGATGCGATCTATGCCTTGACCGGCAGCTATGCCAGCAACGGGGCGGTGCGCGCCAACACGGGCAGCTATGATGGCTACTACCTGATCCATCGCCTGCGCTGGCTGATTTACCGCGGGGCGGGTCAGATCATGCCCGCGGGTGGCGTGGGCGAGGTGGTGACGTTGACGGGCGACGGCAGCACCTGGTTGAGCTATGACCTAAGCCAGGTGGAATGGCTGGCGGAGGGCACGCTTTACCATGTCGAAGATGTCGAGGCTTGCCTAGAAGATAACGAGGCCTTGTAGAAAAATATGCCCAAAAATGCGGAAGAGCGGATCATCGATAGCCCCTATGCGGCGGTGCGGCGCGGGGGCAGTAGCAGCAGCGGTGGCGGCAGCAATGGCGATGGCGGGGGTGGCGGCGGCAGCTATATAGCGGGCAACGGCATCAGCATCATCGACAATGTGATTGCGGCCAAGATCAAACCCAACAGCGCCTTGGCCGCCGATGCTTTGGGTCTCTATGTGGTCAAGCCCGTGACCAGCGGCCTGATTATCGACGCTGCGGGCGTACGCGTGGGCCAAGGCGATGGCATCAGTGTCTTGGCGACGACCGTGGCCGTCAATGCCGCCCAGATCATCGACCCGATGCAGGGTCTACAGGTCGATGGCAGCAACAACATCCAGGCCAAACTAGATGCCGTGAGCGGGATGCTCTTTGACCCCGTGAGCGGCGGCTTCAAGCTCGGCACACCAGGCCAAATCAACCTGAGCAGCCAAAATCAGGTGACGGCCAACAGCCACGCCCACGACATCGACACCGCGTCCGATGTCTCGGCGGGACTGAGCGAAATCCTGCAATCGAGCGCCGGCAATCTCAAATTGCAGACGCTCGACCTCAACGGCAACCTGCACTTTTTTGGCGGCAACCGGCTGGTGACGGCCAGCAACGGCCTGACGATCCAGCCGGCCAGCGACCTCTGGCTTGACCCCCTCTCCGATCTGATCCAAGCCAACAATGACACGGTATGGCGCAGCCAGACGATTGCCGATGCGCCGACGGGTATCTTGGGCTGGAATCTGTGGCACCGCGGCGGCAACCAGAACCAACTCACCATCACCAGCATCAAGGCCGATGAGCTATTTGTCCGCTTCTTTACCGCCGACGAGACGAGGATACACAGGGGTGAAATTTTAATCGGCAAGAGCTTTGGCATTGTCGAGTCAGATTTTGTGCTGCCTGCCGACGAAGGCACGGTCGATGTCTGGTTTGAAGCGGTGGCGGCGCTGCCTGGCTTTGATATTTTTGAGGTGGGAGACTGGTTACAGGCGCGCACGATTGACCTGCCCAATGGCGGTTTGCAGGTGATGACTGTTTGGTTCACGGTGGTCGCCAAATTGGGGGATGACACGCGGCCCGATGGCATCGAGCGCCAGCAGTGGCGCATCAAGCGTGAGTCAGGCGGCTTGACGGGGGCCACCGTTCACAAGAGCAGTGATTTTCTCGATGCCGGTGTGCCGACGGCGCAAAAGCCGCCAGGACAACTGGGCGACGGCGTGATCTTTATGACCGCGCTCAATGCAAGTTTGGGTAGCCCTGGCCCGGCGATCTCGCTCGGCTATTTTGAGAGCGTGCTCGACGATGTACCCCAATTTGCCTATCCGGTGCGGCTGGGCAATCTACGCAATAGCGTCGATTACACCGTCGATACGTGGGGCTTTGTGGCGGGCAATGACTTGGGGTTGACGCCCAGCGGCGGTTTTAGTGGGCTGGTCGCCGATGCCCAGGCGGGCTTGCGCCTCTTCAACAGCGACATCACGATCTATGACGCCAACATCCCCGTCTTGGCTTTGACGCGTGACGAGGGGCTGCTCATGCGCCAAGACCTCAACGGCCTCACCGACATGCGTAAGGTGATGGCCTGGTATGACGATCTCGATGCCATCGACGACGAGACGATCTTAGGCACCTTGCCGGAGAGTGTTGTAGGCTCCTATCTCTTTACCAACAGCGGTTTGCTGACGCGCCAGATGGAGCTATATGTCAGCGCCGGCGACGTGGATGGCGCCTCGATTGTGGCCTTGCGCGCCTTAGAGAGTTTTTCCCCGCGCGACGCCAATCTGCTGCTCGAATCGCGGGCGACCTTGAGTACGGGTGCCATTGACAGTCGCATCCGCCTCAGCGCCGAAGAGGTGTGGATACGGCGGCGGCTGCAGGTGGGCGATGATACGGCAGATGACATCGGCACGCTGCATATCAGCGACAACACCGGTGTGGGCGTGGCCAGCGACCGCCGTGTGGGGCAGGTGATTGAACAGCAGGGCAGCGGCGATAGCGTCCTGCATTGGTATCGAGAGGCCAATGGCGCTTATTTCTCGGCGGGCATCCAGGGCGGCGTGTGGAAGCTCTCGGCCAGCGAGACGCTGGGCGTGAGCGATTTTATCATCGTCAACCCGACCACGGGGGTAGTCAGCATCCCCGGCTTTGACTACGGCTCGTCGCCGCCACCGCTGGATGTGGTCGGCGGCGATGGCATTGACGTGGCGGGCAACGTCATCAGCGTGGACAGCACGGTGGCGCGCAGTGACACGGCCATCATCGCCGGCAATGGCTTGCAGGGGGGCGGTGATCTGACCGCCGACCGCACGCTGAGTGTGCGCTTGCCTACCTTTAGCGGGCTAAGTGCCAGCGCCAGCGGCTTGATGATCGCCGACAGCCTCGCTGGGAATGGCTTGGACATCACCAACAAAGTTTTGCGCGTGGTAGCCGTTGCCAACGGCGGCATCACGGTGGGGGCAACGGGTGTGGCCGTCGATGGTACGGTGGTGCGGACGGGACGCGAGGTCAACACCGTCTTGCCGCTGCAAGGGGGCGGGCCGCTCAGTGCTGACCTCACCCTCTCGCTGCTGTTGCAGACGCCCTATTCGGGCTTGGTGGGGGACGCATCGGGCCTGCGCGTGCGCGATGACATCGCCGGTGACGGCTTGACGATCCTCAACAAAATTTTAGCGGTCGGCGCGGGGTTGGGCATCACCGTCAGCGCCAATGCCGTGGCGGTCAACGAGGCGCAGAGTTTTAACTGGATGGGCAACCACACCTTTACGCCGCCGGATCGGGTGCGCATCAATGCCCCGCTGTGGCTGGATGGCGACCTGCAATTCATCGGCGCGGCGCACAGTATCACCTCGGCGGCGCAGTTGACGATCCAACCGTCAGGGCATTTGGTGCTTGACCCGACGGGCCTCATCGTCTTACCGGATGACCAGGAGTTTCGCACCTCGACGATCAGTGATCTCATCACCGGCATTACGGGGATGCGGCTGTGGGTACGCGCCGACGGCAAACACCAGATGACGCTGGGCGCGCTGAAAATGGATGAACTCTATACGCGCGTCTTTGTCGCCGACGAGACGCGTGTGGATCGGGGGGCTGAGTATTGGAGCAAGAGCTTTGGCGTCGTTGAGAGCGACTTTATCCTCCCCGCGGTGGGCAGCACGGTCGATGTCTGGTTTGAGGATGCGCCGGGTCTACCGGCGGGCACCAATCTCTTTAGCAACAATGATTATTTGTTGCTGCGGGCGATTGATTGGGGTACGGGTCTCGTCATCCAGGAGATTTGGTGTCAGGTGCAGTTCAAGACGGTGACGGACAGCGCCAACTATCGTCAGGGCTGGCGTCTGCTGCATACGCGCGGCGGCTTCGCCAGCATGGTCGTCAAAAAAGGCAGCGTGGCGATTGACGTGGGGCAGATTGGGCAGGGGTGGATTCATCTCAGTGCGCTGGTGCAAGACGGCGGGCCGTTTATCCAAATCGGCGATATGACATCGGTGGCCGGTGGGCGCGGCTTCTTTACCAACCGGGTCCGCATGGGCAATCTGGCGGGGACGGTCGATTATGGCTCGGTGGCAACGTGGGGTTTTGCGGCGGGCAACAATCTGGGTCTATCCCCTGCCAGTGGCTTTAGCGGCTTGACCGCCGATGCGAGCAATGGCTTGCGTCTCTTCAATACGGACTTTTTGCTTTATGAAGGTCCAACCCCTGTCGTCACCATCGACCGATCACGCGGCATGATCTTTGACTTTGATACAGGGGAATTTGTTCACCTGACGCGCTGGATCCAATGGCAAGCCGACGTGTTGCAAATCAATCCAGCCTACTTTGCCGGCATCGGGGCTTATCACGATCAGCCAAGCGGCGCCAATGTTTTTTTTATGAAAATCACAGGGCCAAGTGGCACGAATCCGCACTATGTCGTGGAAGCCCAACAAGTCACAAGCGCCGGCGCCTACATTCGCGGCTCAACATTGTGGATCGATGCGACGTTCAGCTCTCTCAGTGGCGGTAATGCGCGGGTTTATCTGCGCGACGACCTGGGTGTCGTGATCACAAAGAGCGCTACAACGCCGACACCTGCCTCCACGCTCCACATCTACGAAGCATCGACCTCGATCGATGCGACGGGTGGCGTCACGATTGAGCAGGCAGGCAGCGGCGATGCGCTGCTGCAATGGCTGGCGGGCGGCAGGCGTTTTGTGATGGGCATTGACAACAGCGACGACGAGAAATTCAAGATTTCGCTGGGTGCGCCGCTGGGCAGCAACGACATCCTCATCATCGATCCGCTGGATCGCATCCCGACGGTGGTGGGCGATGCGGCGCGCCTGAGCATCAGCGGTGCGACCAGCGCCGGTCTGAACCTGATTGACCAGGACGCCACCGCCAACCAGCGCCATATCGGGCTGATCAACGCCGGCAATCGCACGCGTTTTGTCAACTATGACGACAGCGGCACAGCCCGCATCGACAACATCCTCGGCTTTAGCCATTTGACCGGCTATGTCGGCGTGGGTACGGGCGGCCCCATCTCTACTTTCCATGTCTATGAGAGTACGGGCACCACCGGCGTGGATACCGGCATCACCATCGAACAGGCGGGCAGCGGCGATGCCATTTTGCAGTTTTTGACGACGGGCGTGCGGCGCATGGTCATGGGCATCGACCGCAGCGACGGTAGCAAGTTTAAGATCGGGCGCAATCCCAGCTTGGGCGTGGCGGTCGATGATCTGTTGATTATTGACCCAACGGCGACGACGACCACGATCAACACACCGCTCAATGTGGCGGGCAATGTGATTGCCGATCGCAGTGGCGCCAACACGATCATCCAGGCCAGCCAAGCCGACAACACGCTGGCGGCGATGCTGCGTACCGTCGCCGATGTCACCGATATGCGTTTTTTGTCCTATGGCTCGGCGGCGGCGGGGACACGCGGCGGTTTGCCCTTTGCCAATGCGGGTGAGTTTCTGGTGGTGGCGGGCGACCGCTTTCTTGTAACCGCTGTGCCCAACATCCCCATCCATTTTCTGACCAACGCCACCCTACGCATGACCCTCGCCAGCTACGGCTATCTGGGCATCGGCATCAGCAATCCCATCTCGCCCTTGCATGTGCAGGAGAATACGGGAACGGTCACCAACAACGCAGGTATCAGCGTCACGCAGTTGGGTGGGGGCGATGCGCTTTTGAACCTGACGGCAGGGGGACAACTCTTTCAAATCGGCGTGGACAACTCGCTGGCGGGACGCCCCTTACGCATGGCAGCGGGCGCCGACTTATCGACCAACGACGCCATTGCCTTCACCTTGACCACAGCGGGACGGGTGGGGATTGGCGAGCCACAGCCGGGGGCGCGGCTGGCGATCAACAGCGAGGGCGCGCAGCCCTTGTGGATGCAGACCTTTGGCACGGTGGCGCCCAGCCTCTATGCGTGGCGGGCGCGTGGCTCGCAAAGTGCGCCGGGGTCAGTCTTAGCGGGCGATGTCTTGCTCGACCTCGCCGCGCATGGTTATGCGGCGGGCTATGGCACGACGCCAGCCGCCATGATCCGGATGCGCGCGGCACAAGACTTTACGGCCAGCAGCCGCGGTGCCTACATCGCCTTTGAGGTGATGCCGCTCAACAATGTGTCGAGCCGCCTGGCGCCGCTGCAAATTTTGTCGGATGGTGCGCTGATTGCCTTGCAAACGTGGACGACGCACACCTCCGGCACGGGGCAAACGCGGGCGATGTGGATCGACCAGCAGGGCAAAATCTTCTCCCCCACCTCCAGTCGCCGCCACAAGGAGCAGATCGAAGCCTTGCCGTCAAGGTACAGCGATTTTTGGTTCAAGCGTTTGCGTCCGGTCAGCTTCCACTATCGACAGGATGAGCAGAAAGTGGCGCAGCTGGGGTTGATTGCCGAGGAGGTACATGAGAGCGGAGCAAAAGAGTTGGTCAGCTATGACGAGCAGGGCGAGCCAAACGCCCTGCATTATGACAAGTTGATCGTGCCGCTGATTGCCACGGTGCAGCGGCTGATGGCACGCGTCGAAGCTTTGGAAGCGCAACGAGCAGCCAGATAAGCGGAAGTTTTCACCAGAAAGGAAAAGACGATGGAGAAGCAAAAAGCAGCGAGTGTACAGGCCCATGGCAACGGGGCAGGCGCTGCAGGCGGCAACGGCCAGGGAGCGCAGGAGGTCTTGCTGCCCCCCGTCAACGGGGGCTTTGAGTTGGCGGCCTTGCAACAGCGGCGCGAGAAGTTGGTGAATGGTCTCAACAGCCTGCGCGTGCAGCATGAGAATCTGATGGCGCAAGCGATGGAGCTAGAGAGCAATATCCGGCGCACGGAAGGGGCGCTGGTGATGCTGAATGCGCTGATCGAAGAATTATCGCCCAGCCAAAATGCCGCGCTAGCTAGCGCGGCGCCTGCAAACGGGCAGAAAGAGGCATAGATGGGCATCTCCGTCTTGCAGCGCGAGGCGTTGGGACGCGCCAGCCAGTTTGTCGAGCAGGTCAACGGCATCGTCGTGCAGCAGGCGCTCTACCAGTTTGAGCAGAATCCCGACATGGAGGAGATCGAGCGCCAGGCGTTAAACCAGGTGGTGCGCGTGCCGAGCAACTATGGCTTTGTGCAGACGATTCTGTGCGATGCGGGGTGGACGCTGACCTATGACCAGTGGGCAGCTGACCCGCCAGGGTCGGAGGGGGCGATTCTGGCGGGGGTGCAGAAGGCGTGGCCACTCTTGGTGGGAGACTATGTTTGAGCTTGACGAAAGCCTCGACGCGTGTATGGTGCAGCGGCTGGGCAACGACGGATAGACTGAAGTGAAAATGATTGCCGCCATTGAACTCGACCTGGCTGGCGTCCAGATCAAGTGCAAGGCCGAAATCACACGCAATCCGTTCGCTGAGAAGCTGGGCAAATTCCGAGCGTTCGGCCTCGATGCGCGCGTTCTCCTCCTGGCGCTTGATCTCCTCCTGGCGCTCGCGTTCCTCAATGGCGGCCAGGTGGCGGGCGACGGCCTCGTCGATCGTCAGCAGTGCGGTGTTGGTGGTCATGATTGTTCTTCCTGCGCGTTGTCCAGTCGCGCCCCTGGCTTGTTAACTTTTTGTGCAAAATTTGAGGGGTCTACGCCGCCACGCGCTCTCGTTGCTGGTGCATCTCACGCAACTTCATCTCCAACTCCTTGATCAGCACATCCGCCTCTTGCGGCAGCAACTCCTTGCTGCTGGTGGCGGAGCCGTTGCTCACCTCCTGCACCAGTTTGGGGCGCAGCGCATCCCACTGTTTGCCGTAGACATCGTGGCCCAGGATGTTGAGCCGCTGCAATTGCGCCGGCGAGAGTTTCTTGTCTTTCTGCTCAGGGGCAGGCGGTGCGCTGGTGTCCCATAGGTCATCGTGGGCGCTACCATCATCCACGTCCAACAAATCGTTCTCGTCTTCGATGGCGGGGGCTTCGACCATCGCATCGGTGGGCGGTGGGTTCTGGATGGTCTTGGCCGGAATCTGCTCCTTGACGCGCAAGGCATCGTGCCACGTTCCAAACGCTTTGACGCGGGCGGAATAGATGGTGATCGCCTTGCCGATCCACATGTCCGTTTCGGGTCCAAAAAGGCTGGCGATGATCATGGCGTTGGTGCGGTTGAGCAGCATCAGTTTGGTCGCCTTCTCAAAGGCGATGGCGAGCTTGCGCTCCTCTTGTTGGCCGAAGCCCACGGTTTCGAGGGTGACGCGGGCGATGGTGAGCGTATAGCTCTTGCCGCCCAGGTCGTGGGCTTTTAGATATTTTGACGGGAAGATGTCATTCACATTCATTGGTGGTTCCTTCTCGGCGTGGTCTCGTATGCGCCGCCCACGAGTACAACCTATCGGCTATGCAAGTGATGACGTTGCGGCTAGTGTAGCAGATGATGGCGGTTGCTGTCGCGTGGTATATTCCACGTTTCCACTCATGAGATCAACAACGCAGCCGCGGTCTTCCAGCCACAGGATGATGTCGAGTGGCAGCGGCAGCTTGATGCCTTCGTTGATGCTGAGTTCGGTTAGCTCGGCGATCCGCGGATCATTCATGGGAATCATTCCTCTCTTGGCAAATCGGACACAGGCGGCCACCGTTACGACGCTTGTGCAGGCGGCGCTCGAAAGCGCGGTCGCCATCAGGCCATATGCGTGCTAGATGCAATCGGCAACCTGCTTCGACGGCCACTTGGAGCAAGCGAGAACCTTGACCGGCGAGATGGAGTTCAAAGCGCTTTTGGACATCATCGGCAAAACCAATGTAGTGTCCAGCATGTTTGTAGCGTGGCTCGATGTGGACTAAATAGCACGCCACGATCACCAACCTCCTCGGCTCCAAAAGAGCCGGTCTTCGATGTCATCTTCAAGCTCGGCCAGTTCCGCTGCGTAGTCTATCAAATCTTGCAGCGGCTTTTCTACGCTCTCCTGTAGATACGCGTCAAGTTCGGCGGCGGTTGCTTGATTATGCGGGGCCACAACCAGACGGTTGTGACCCTTGCTCATGCTACCGACGGCTAAGATATGCGAGGCCATGCTTACTTGACCTCCAGAAACCAACGCGTCGTCAGGTTGTGACCCTTGATCGAAGCCCATCCTGCGGCATAGTTGACCTGATCCGCATAGCGAATAAAGTGCATCTCAGGTACACAATCGAGGCCGCTGGCGGCATCCTGCGCGCCCCAGATGAAGGGGATGGGTGTGCCGGCAGGAAATTTACACGCCGAGCAAGCTGGCCCAAAGGGCTCCCCGGCATTTTGTTGCAGTGGCTTGACGGTGGCGGGTGTTGCTGGTACGATGCTCATGCTAATTCCTTTCGATTTCTATCCGATGGATAGGTGGAGAATTGGTAGGGATTTGGCCGTGGGGCGGGACTGTTGCGAGCAGTCGCCGCCCCCTTTGTTTTCGCTTAGGCGAAGGCGACTAGGCCGTCGCGGTGACGAGTAACCGTCACCAACGCTTCGCCTTCAACCTGTGACGCGCTCAGCGTCAAGGGCGTACCTGCGTCGAGCAGATCAGCGGTGACGACATTGAAGTCGCCGTTGCTTAGTTGCTCGACGATGCGAACTCGCAAAGACGAGGAGCGGAAACCGATAAGTCGATGAGCGACTGCGTATTGCATTGGAAGCCCCTTTCAGGCTCGACCAGGTATCCCCCTGGCGGGTACAGGCTCTTGCCTGTGAATGTAGTTTATCACACTTTAATTCAATAGTCAAGCATTAAAGCGAAGATTTGTCATGATTTTCTAGTTGACTTCTTTACTTTGAGTGTGATATGCTTGTGCTGAAAGGAGATTTCAATGGGGAAAATTAGACTTGATGAGCGGAAGGTCAAAGTGCTGATGGCAATGAATGGCATCGATACTTTGCCGGAACTCGCCGAAAAAGCAGGAATGCACTACAACTCGGTGTATAAGATGGTGAATACGGGGCGGTTTTCGATTGACTCGATTGAGTCCTTAGCTAATGTTTTGGGATGTAACCCGATTGATTTGGTGACGACTGAAGGATACCCAGACCCAAAATCGGCAGCCCCGGTCGTCCGTGGACAGGAACTGCAAACAGCTTAGCTGTAGGCTAGTTGGTGGCCGGGGCAAAGAAAAACGCCCCGGCTGTAAGCCGAAGCGTTTTCGCATTGACACATCATCGCCGAAAGTTTGGCGACCCAAGCGATGATGTTTATGCCAACACCTGCCTGAGGCATGGTGTAGGTTTTGTGATTCAGTGCCTCCAGTGTTCGCCAATGAGGAACGAAATATGGGTAAGGTATCCGACCTCAACCAAATTCATCCGCTAGATTGTCCCCATGTCGAGCAAGTGCGAAAAGCGTGGGCCAATCAGCACTGGTACTATGACAAGGGCTATATCCGCTATTGGATCGGTCAACGTGCGGCCCAACGTGAGCATCATCTAGTCGCGAAAAATGCCTTTGGTGTCACAATCTCACGCAATGTCATTGTCCGCCATTTGGACGGCGATCTGCTCAACAATCGGGCTTCTAACCTCGAAGTGATATCGCGCAGTTCACTTTTTCGCTATGACGCCAACGTAAACGGTGAACGCATCGCACTTGTATGTCCGGTGTGCGATACCGTCTTTGAGGCGACACTCTTTCGCGTGTTGCATCGCCAAACGACCTATTGCAGCGATAAGTGCCGCAGCCTTGCCGATCGCAAGGTCGAACGTCCATCGGCTCAGTATTTGTTTGAGCTAATGACGGAGGTGAGCAACTGGACAACCATCGGTCGCATGTATGGTGTTTCAGATAATGCCGTGCGTAAGTGGGCGCGACGATATGGCTTGGACTTATCAGTTTGTGATGGGCGACTGAAAAGATAGTCGCTCATCGCGCACTTTAACAAGCGAATAAAGTACGGGATCAGCCCACGCCACACCCTTGCGGATATGACGTTCCCCCGAAGGGAAGATGCGAACCCTAGTGGCTGGTGTCTAATTCTTCTCGATTTTCGTCGAGTAGTGATAGCGGAGAGACCAGATCGACGCGAATATCGTCAATTTCGAGCAGCGTGTATTCATCGGTCTGGGAATAGCTTGCATGTCCAAGCTGCCGGCGTAGCAGGTCTGCTGAGATTTTGTCTTTGCGGCTACGGCGGTAGTAGGTCGCAAAGGCGCGGCGCAGGTCGTGCGGGCCAACGATTTGGCTTTCGAGTTCGGCTTTGGCGATGACCAATTTCACCATGCGGTAGATGCCGGACCCGCTCAGGCGATTACCTCGCTTGCCAACAAACAAGGGGCCATTGCTGCGTCCACAGCTATCCAGATAGGCGACAATGATTTTCCCCGTTGCGCTATCAAAGGCAGCTTCACGCTCACCGGTCGGATTGGCCTTTGTGCGCTTGCCAACCACGCCCAGGGCATATCCTGAGTAATCAGCCTCGATTACAAGTTCCTCGATGTTGAGATTGGATAATTCCAGTCGCCGCAGCCCCATGCCCATCAGCATGGCAATGATGGCCCGATCCCGCAATGGATCGAGACCTTGCCCCGCGACCTCAAGCAGCCGGTGGAGAGATGCAATTTGCGCGGCTCTTCGTTTGGGTGGAGCGCCGTCGGCTTTGGGTACCCATTTGGTATAGGCTCGATCCAGATAGCCATTATCCTGCGACCACTTCAGCGCCTCGCGCAAACGCTTCATAATGGTTGCGCGCGTATTGTAGGCAAGCCGTCGCCCTGTGCTATTCGATATGGCCGTTCGTAGGTATCGCTCGAATTGCATGAGATCGGCTGGCCGCAACAGCCACTTCCGCGCAGGCCCTTCCGCTTTCCACCAATCTTGAAACCACCGCAGCTGATAGGCATAGCCATCCACCGTGTACTGATGGTCGAGACGTGTTCGACACGCCTCGATGTAACGATCCATGAGCCAATTTAGATGTGTGGCGTCCAGCACTGGCACGCGCGGGGCGAGATTGATCTTTCCAATATCCTCGCCAGATTCAGACGGATCATCACGGTCGCTGGAGGTCATGCTGCTCTCCTTTGTCTGTTGCGTTTTTAGGGCCTAATCGCACAGACGCCCGAATTTTGCCAACGTAACGCGCAACTTGCCGCGGCAGCGTGTAAAGAACGCCCAAGTCGCGGCAAGTTGCGTACAAACTGTTCTCTTATCCAAAGACAACCCTAGCAAGGAACTAAATCCCATGTCTATCGCACAAGCTTTCAATCCTGCAAGCCAGCCACAAATGCGCGTCGAAAATGCGCGCAATCCGCGTAGTGGGCGCACCCGACCGGCGCAACTGGCGACGCGCACCAAATGGGCGCTCGACGACATCCTCACGCGGGCACGCCGCTGCCGCGCCATCCTCCGCAAACTAGAGCAGTGGAGCAGCCACGAGCACATGCAAGGCAAGGGGCGCTACGACGTGGCGTGCATCGAGCGCGTCAGCGAACTGGCGCGGCTGGCGTGCGAATTAGCGTTGGAGGTGGCAGAACTGGAGCGGCTGGCCGCGGATGCGCGGGTGGGGATTTATGTGGGGACGGTAGCGGAGAAGTAGGGCAAAAAAATCGCCCCGGCGCTGTGTAGAGCAGCGACCAGGGCAACATACAAGAAAGGTAAAGTGAGTGTATCACCATGAAGACATCCAGACAAATACACCAAAACGACGGGAGGAGGCTTGAGGATGGCTCTGGGGAGAGCGGAGGAGGGATTGATGAGATGGCACGGAGACGGAAAGAGGCGACGATCTTGCGCGCGCCCAAAGATCGGCAAAATCCATACAAAATGGTGCGACAGGCGACCTTTGAGGATCGACGACTGACGTGGGAAGCGCGGGGTGTATTGGCCTATTTGTTAGTCAAACCCGATGATTGGGAGATCACTGTTCCTGAATTAATTCGGGCCGGAAACTATGGCAGAAACAAGATGTACCGCATCCTCATGGAGCTCGAAGATATAGGCTATTTGGAACGCGTCGAGGTTCGTGAGAAGGGGAAATTTGTTGGGATTCGCTACCTGTTGCATGAGGAACCGCTTCCCCAAACTGGGGACACGGTACAGAGCGAACCATTTGCTCAATTGGGGGACACGGTTCCAGCCTCGCCGCTTCCCCAAATTGGGGACACGGTTAAGGCTGCACCGTATCCCCAATTACGGGATACCGTGAAACCGCATCCCGTAATTGGGGATCATACTAATAAAGAAGAGAGTACTAATAACGAACAGAGTACCAAAGACGAAGAAACGAAGGGGATGGTCGGCTTGCAGCCGACAAACGCCCCCCCTTTGGATGATTGGCAGACGTTTCTGGAAGAATTGTGTGTCGTCTGCCACGGCCACCGAGAAATCACCTCATTGACGGAAAAAGACATTGGCAGCTTGCAGCGTGAGGGGAAGAAGATCCGCGCCGCCGGTTTTGGCGTGGCCGATCTGCGGGCGTGGATGGTCAACCACTGGTTCCAGGATTGGCGCTGGAAGAAAGACCAACAGCGCCCCAAGCCGCATGAGGTGCGTTCCAGCATCCCTGTCGTGCGCGCGGAGCCATCATCTGCAAAAGGCAGCTACGATCCCGACGATTTCCATGAACCCAAACCCACAAAACGCTACAGTTTGGAGCCAACGCCATGACCACCACGATCCAACCCGGTGACCGCGTGAAATGGATGCGCCCGCGTTTCGACGGCGCGATTGGCCGCCACCTGACCGGCACTGTGCGGGAGGTGAAGCGCGACGCTGATTACGAATATGCGATTGTTGCCACCGACCCCGATGGCAGGCTCACGATGCCTGCGCTGAGTATGTTGCAGGTGGTCGTGGAGGAGCAGCAGCCATGACCGAAGCTGAACTACGCGCCCTCTACAACGAGGCGTACCGGATTGTGCAGCATGAGCGCCGGATGCGCGAGCAGGTATTTAAGCCCGGCCACCCCAGGCGTGAGGAGAAGCTGCTGGAGATGGATAAGCTGCTGGCGATTCTGACGACGCTCAAGGATGCTTTGAAGCCGCATTGCGATGCTGGCCTTGAACAGCCGCGGCTGCTGGATGTGCCTAGAAAGGCGGAATATCCATGACCACGCGACAGGATGAGCTACAACGGGTACGGCTGCATCTGCCAAAGGGCGACCTGTTGCTGGCAGATGGCCGCAGCCTGCGCCATATCCTGGGCTATGATCTGAGCAAGATCAAGACCAACAACCAGGTGACGCGTCAGAGTTTCCTGGAAAGCGCAGGTTGGGCGCACCGGCCTTCGGGACTTTTGATCACGGCTGGCGTGGAAGACTCAGGCCAATGGGGGCCGCTCTTGCATTGCTCAATGAGCTATCCCGACCATGACCCGACGTGGGTGGAAATCAAGATGATGCGTGCGTTGTTCTTTCCACCGACGATTGACGCCATGATGATGCTGCCCAAAGCATCCGACTACATCAACGTCCACCCGCATTGCTTTCACCTCTGGCAATGCCCGCAAGAATGGGGATTGCTCTGATGACCACCCTCATCACCATCGCCAGTTTGAAGGGCGGAGTCGCCAAGACCACCTCCGCCGTCGCCCTAGCCTCAGCCCTGGCCCAGCTTGAGGATGTGCTGCTGGTTGACCTAGACAGCCAAGGCCAGATAACCCTCCACTTTGGCTTGCCCTTACGCAGCGGCGTCTACCACTGGCTGATGGGCGAGCTGCCGCTGCTCGACTGTTTCTACCGCGGGCGACCGGAACGGCTCAAAATCCTACCTGGCGACAGCATGACGAAGGCGCTCTATGCGCGCTTCCAGGGCACGGATGGGGCACAGGAAATCGCCCGCCGGCTGCGTACTTTCCCGACGACCTTTGTCGTCATTGACACCGCCAGCGGCTTGCTGCAAGAGGCGGCGCTGCTCGCTGCCGATCAGGTCATCATCCCCTTCCGCTGCGAGGCGGCGGGGATCGACGGCTTGTACGCGTCGATGGAAATCGTGCGCCAGCTCAACATCAACGCGGCATTGACCTTGCTGCCGGTGGCCTACGATATGCGGCTGCGTGAGCATCGGGACAACCTGGCGCATCTGGCTCCTACGCTCAAAATGGAATACGGAGCCGAAGAACTCTACGCCATCAGAGCGCGCATCGCCGTGGCGGAGGCGGTGGCCGTGGGGCAATCGATCTGGGAGTACAACGCGCAGGGCCTGGGCGACGTGCGGATCGGCTACGCCTATCTCGCTGGGCGGGTGCTGAGATTGGCGGGGCGGGACGGGACGGCGTTCGAGCATGTGGAGGCGATAGCACATGGCAACCAAAGATAAGAGCAGGCAGGCGCTGGCGACGCGTCACGGCAGCGTGTCTGTGGAATCGAAGCCGGACAGCTCCCGGCTTCTAATCGAATACAATGCGCTGCGCTATGACTATAGCCAGGTCAACGAGCGACACCGGCGCACAATCCAGGATGCGGCGGTGGACATACATCGGCGCGAAAAGCGGGCGGTCGAGGATATGTTCGCCATTGGGCGAAGGCTGGTGGAGGTTAAAGACCTGTTGCCCCACGGCCAGTTTGAAAAGTGGGTGGTCATCGAATTGGATTATAGCCTCACCTTTGCGCGGCAACTTATGAATGTAGATCGCCGCTTGGGAGCCAAATCAACACAATGTGTTGGTTTGGGAACCTCGATCATCCGGCTATTGGCTGCGCCGTGGGTTCCTGAAGAGGCAATCGATCATGTTCTGATGTTGATGCAGTCGCGAGGAAAGCGACCAAACATCAGCGAGGTCGAAGCCATTCTTGAAGGCTATAAATTGCCATCGTTGCCGGGGCCAGTAGCTGAATCAAAACAACACTTTGTGTTGGTTTCGCCCCCACAAACTACCTCGGTTACTCGATTTTCGGCTCCCATAGCCGAAAATCGAGGAGAAATCGAAGGCGATTATACGGTCGTAGATGACCTCCAAAATTACTCAACCTACAACGAGCTAGAGAGAAAAGAAGAGCAGCGCCCAGAGGGTTCCCATATCCATGTTACTCTGGCACGACGCCCGGTGACAAGCCTCGAATATAGCGAAGCCTTACGGACTGCGACGCGTGACGATCTGCGTGTTGCGTTGGCTAACCTATCGACAGCAGACATCCATTATGAGGAGCGGCTGGCGCGGTTACGCGAGCGTCAGAAGGAACTAGTGCAGGCAGAGGCGCAGGCGGCTATAGAACAGCGCGCGCTGCGACCCAGGGCTGAACCAACCAAATTTGATACGTGGTTGGCGGCTTGTCCGCCGGATTTGAGTTTGCGTGAGTGCAAGGGGGTTTTCGAGCTTGCTAAGAAACTGGCTCAACATGCGCGGAGCCTGGAACCGAACGCGCTGAACGTTTCTGCATCGGAATCTGTCCGGGCGTTGAGCATGTTAATCATTGCAATAGAGAAGGAACTCAAAAAATGATCCCATCCCAGTGCCCATTAGGGCGCGTAGCCACCACCAGCGTCGTGCGCGGGTGCCCTCTGGGCGCGGCTCCGCACCCCACGCCGTTCCCGCGCCGTGCCGCACGGCACCGCCTCCGGGCGCGGCGGCCCCTCGCGGCCTTTGGCCGCCGCGGGGTAAACTTGGGCAGAGACGGGGGCGGGGCGGCTCTGGGCGGGTTCGGGATGCCCACCCAGAGGGTTCCCGGACGGGATGGGTAGGAGTGAGAGGAGATAAGAACGATGCTAGAACCCTGGGACGATGACGACGACGATTTCGACGACGATTTCGACGACGATTTCGACGACGATTTCGACGACGATGACTACGGTGAAGAGGAGCCGCTAGACCTCGGCCCATGCTGTGTCTGCGGCAAGGAGGATGAGACGGTGCGGAACCTGTATCAGTTACACAAACGCGCACCGGTAGCTGGATGGGGCCCAGAGGGCACCCCGGGCTGCTTCCAGTGCGGGCTGCCGATGGATGGGGCGATGGCTGTGGTCTGCGACGCGTGCCACGAGGCAAGAGCGGCGTTGGTCTATGTCATCTACGGCAAGGCTGCCGACAAACAGCGCGTGCCGGTTGGCGACTTGAGCGATGAACCGTTTGAGCATGATATGAGCAAGCACCCGGAAGCGCGCCATATCGCATGAGAGTTGGTTGAAACCATGACTAAGCCACTTGTCACGAACAAGCAATTAGATTTACTTCTTCGCAGGGCAAAGGGCACCCAGGGGGTACCCGGCAAGGACAATCGGGATACGATGTATGAGGCGCTTGTCTTTGTGCGGGGGACTTACGAGCGCGAACGCGCTGCACAAGCCGCGCCCCCGATAGACGACATTGAGTGGATTGTCAGCCGCTATTCGGGAACCCTCTGGGTGCAGGTTGAGCGTGGCCAGGATGGTCGAATTGATCGAATCAACGAATGGCTCGACCAAGTGAAACCACTGGAGGAAAAGTCATGACACAACCACCAGATGCCCTGCGCTACATCCTGTGGCGCTATGGGCAGGAGCACAAGGGCGAAGACCACCAGGCACGCTTGGCAGCGGCGCAGGAATGGCTGGCGACGTTGCACCTGCTTACTCCTGAGACCGTGCCCGTAGACGACATTGTGCGCATCCTGCGCGAGCATGACTATGTGTACGGCTACCGGCGAGAATCGAACCTGCTAGTGCGGAGGGTGCAGCGCTGGCTGGATAGCCTGCCCAAGCTGAAGGAAACCCGATGAGTCCCAGTAAATACCACGAAAACTATCCCGTAGACTGGCCCGCCATCGCAGACTTGGTGAAATCTGCCAACGACTACATCTGCCAGATGTGCGGTAGGCAATGCACGCGCCCAGGCGAAGCCTACGACCGCCGGCGCATCCTCACCGTAGCCCACCTCGATCATGATTACGACGGCGCGGAGATATTTGTGGCGGCTCTCTGCGTCGTTTGCCATTTTCACCTGGATCGTGGCTTAGGCGGTCGCTTCCGCCGCCGCAACGACCGCTGGCGGAGGATGAGGGCGGGGCAGCTGTGCATGGGCTGGTGAGGATTATGTTGCGCGCCAGACCCGCAATAAGACTTCCGGGTCTTTGTCCACGATCCGCAGCAGCGCGAGGGCGGGGCCGCTGGGTTGTTTGCGGCCTTGTTCCCACTCCTGAATCGTGCGGACGCTGACCCCAAGCCGGTCTGCAAAGCCCTGCTGTGATAGTCCGAGTCGCGCCCGAATGGTTCCGACTTCCAGAATTTCTTGTTCACTGATTCGGATGCCACGCATGCTTGCGTGGCGTGTGATAGGCTCAACTACTTTGGCAACCTCACCCATTTACGCGACCTCCAAACCAAAGGTCTGTTCAGCTTCCGCCGAAAGCTCGACCGCAAGGAACATCGACATCGGGTAGAAATAATCTTCGTCGGTATCATCGACGATGCGGACGAGGCCATGCTGATCCGCCCGGCGGTCAGGGATCGCCCGATAGACCTTGTGAATCGTAAGGTCTATCTCATAGCCTTCATTATGGACACACATTACAAATTTACTCATCATCATCCTCTGGTAGCTTGATCTTAAGACGGTGGCGACCAATGCCATGACATTCATAGTAATGGACTTCAGCCCAAAACTCTTCACCGCTTTGAAGGCGAACATAAGCTTTACCCTTGAGTTTGCGCCAACGTTTGCCGCCATACTGCTTGCGGAGTTGTGCTATCTCACGAATTGCCGAGTCAACCGCAATAATCTCGATGTCAGTGATTTTGCTGAGTAGTTCAAAGTGGTAAATCGGCATACCTGGATTATACGCCAGAGGCGTATAGTTGTCAAATTCACCACTATGCAAAAAAGGGTATATATCTTTTGCTTGACATCGCCCACCTAAACGTGCTACGCTCGCGCATGAGATCCCGGCCGCCGCGAGGCTTGTGCCGATGGGATCTCGTTCGCTCCATCCCTGACCCACCACAGCCAAATAATAGGCAGAGCCGCGCGGCTGCTGGGCATTGTGTGCCTGTGCAGCCGTTTTTTTGTTCCCAGCAAACCGATGTGGAAACGAGCAACGATTGGATTCGCGAACATGGGCTATTGGCCGTGGTGATTGGCGTGGCCTATTTGATTGCGCGTGACGTGCTGGGCACGCTTCACCGCCGCCTGAAACGAGATGACGATTTGAGCAACGCCTCCGTACTCAGCCAAAAGGCCGACCATGCGATCCAGATCGCGGAACATAACAACCGGCGTCTGAACGAACTACTCGACGAGGTGGCGCGCCTCGTGCGGCGCGGCGATCCATGAGCCAAAACATTTTCGCCATCCACGACTGGAGTCCCGACTGGGGCGGCATCGTCCAAAGCGCAGGTCGCAGCGGCCATGCTGTGATCTCAGAGGAAATTGGCGACGACCCCAACAACCGCTCCGGTCAGGATTACAGCCAACTGGCAGCCTACGGCATCGCACCCATCGTGCGCCTCAACTATAACCACCACGGGCAAGGCACCATCCCACTCCCCGACCGTTATGACGCCTTCGCCCAACGCTGCGCTAACTTTGTATCGGCCTCTAGTGGCTGCGGCCATTGGATCATTGGCAATGAACCCAACCTGGCG